ACTACCTAAATTCAATCATATCCCAAAAATCCGAGGTAACTCCATACACAATACTTTTGGGCCTTCCAAGCCTTCCACCTGCTGAATTTACATGATATTTTGTGTCACCGGGCGCGGAGGGATCAAATGCTTTAAATATTAACTGGTTGTCTGTCATATATTGTATAACTTTCTGAAATCCAGTCATTGATCTGCCTCTACCACTAGCGGAGTCATTTAGATCATTTAACATCTTGTTATTCTTCAATACACATCTCAACCCAGAGAGCGGGAACAACCCTTTTTCTCTATCTTTTGTTGGAAGTAAGCATTTTTGATCCTTATATTTACCTTTTAAAATTTTAATGATAGCTGGCGCCACAAGGGTAACTGCTATGTCATCTAATATATTCCCAAAATCTCCTCCGCGAAAGAAGCTTTCCACTCCTTCCATCTCATATTCAACTAAACTTTTGCCCCATTGCCATTCTTCCTCACATATTATTGCCTCACTTCTATTGAAAACAGAGCATATACCAGCATATTTTAATGCCTTAACAGCAGCACGTGACCACATTATGCTTTTAATCCCGTCCAAATCTCTATATTTCCTCTCCATATTAACGCAATGATCCATAAATTCATATATATCATCCTGCAATGAAGCGGACTCTGCTGGCATTAAATGAACTTTCGGATCACTCTCTGCCTGAGTTTGGCTACATTTGTGAGCCAAATATTTCAATTTATCAGCGCATTCAGTATCTATAAAATAATCAAATGTCCTGCTAATATGAGGCTTGTCTCCAGATATTCTAAATATGCTCTGTCTTGCTATATCACCTCTTTCTGCAGCACCACTAGCGCGGAATGTGCTCAATAATGTCTCAGGAGTGGCTTCACTTACAATGCTCAATGATGGCGCTCTCAGAACTGGCACATCATTCTCTGAATCACTAAATCCCTCTGCATTACTATAACCAGTACTAGCACTACATGAATACAGGGACAGCAAGGCGCGGGTAAAACCGCTTATATCACCACTCTTACTTGCCAGTAATAATCCTGCCTCAGTGAATATACTCACCTTACAGCGGGCTGATTCAAGATCATTTATTACTGCCTTATAACTTGTATACCTTGATTTGCCTAAAAAGCTACATGATCTATTATCAACATCACTTATTACTGTATAATATACATGCTTAATAAATTCACCTATGCTATCTTTACCCATACCTGTTGGCATGATCAATGTTAAATATACATTAAGGCCAAGAGGTTTTGGACAGCTTACATTAAATTTTCTCCCTATTATGCCAACAACGGCTCCAACAGCGGATACCAGTGCGACTTCTCTATACCTAAACAGGGCCATATCATACGCATTTTGAGTCAATTTACCCAATAATCCAGGCGGCCATGGTATTACCCTGGAACTTTTGTAATATCCTTCTTCTTCAAGATCAGGCAGATTATCAATATCAATATGAACTTCATTTATCTTTTCATATCCTTGCCTGACAATCCTATTAATATCATCATATCTTTGGTGCCATCTTGAATCTTTCTCTGCATCAGCGCACGCGGAAAATAGAGTTTGTATGAAAGCGACTGCCATTGATTCATCTACGCCATCCTTGGCAAATGCCCAACCCATGCTCAATATGCCAGGGTGGAACATATCTGATTCAATGATCCCTCTCATATGTCCATGCCAATCACGGGAAAAGTCAAATATCTTTCCATTCTCACCCGCTACAGACAACTCTTCATGAGCCTCTTTTACTGGAATGCTAACACCTCCAAACCATCCGTAATATTCAAACAACCCATCTTCTGGATCATCTCTGGATGGAATAAACCAAGGCTGGCTCCATCTCCACATTTCATTACATGGATATATCCCTACAGATTTATCCTTCAATTCTCTTAATATTGATCCAACAGTTGCCCTTAACTGACTCTTTTCAATTGGCACTACTGTCCTGAGCACACAGCGAAACTTATTCTTCTCAGCCCCCATATGACTATGTGAGGTATAAATGAAATGATTATATCCTAGTTTACGCAATGCATCATGTACCTCTCTAGGACTTGGAGCATTCCCTTTATCAATCCCCATATCTCCATCAAGAACAATTAGCTCAGATTTAAAGATGTTAGCATCTTTCCTATACATAGGCTCACATGCACCTCTAACAAAATATGCATGGTGCTTGCTTCCCTTAATAGGCTTTCTGAAATGGGTTGACATCTCCTCAAGTGAGCCATATTTGCATAACTCGCCATTGTCTACATTACGCTGATCACCTGAAAAATAAGTTATTGTAAACAATTCTCTTCCTCTCAAAATAAAATGGAACTACAGAACAGAACAGTGGCATATAGGCCCACAATTAACTTCAACAAAAGTTGACACTTAACTAAATTATACTATTAAATAGGAATGTAAAGTTGTAAAACTGTTAACCGTAAACTGCTAACTGATAGCATTGCAGCCAGCACCGCACCACGCGGGGAAGTAATTATATACTATAATAAAGGAATAAATCGATAGGTAAAAAGTATTTACTCACATCATATATTTATAGTATACTATTACCTCACAAAATGATTAAATGTAAGGGAGATTAAATGAATAGGGCCATTGCAATTTTGTTTTCATATATAATTTTAACAGACAGTGGTAGCTACTATACATCATCACATGATCTTTTGGATGAATTACTCAATGAAACTGTAAGTAAGATCACCCTTGAGTAAGGTGATTTGCCCAGCAGATAGTGGCATTGTAACTTCTGAGTTGTGGACAGAGTGGCTTCTTAAAACGATGTGACTAAATCATTCCCGAAGCAAGACGCGGGCCACAACATTTTTTTAATTAAAAGTGGGATAAATAGCATATGATTAAATGGCAAAAACTCATTGATAATTTTATTAAAAATGGAATTAATCCAAATCAGCTTGCACTTCTTTCTGGCTGCATGACTCAAGATATATGCGACCTAATGAATGAAGTCACTATTGAGCCTCCATTTAGCACTGGATTAAAGCTCTTGGATATACATCTGGACTACTTTCCAACAAAGCATAATTTCATAATCGAGGATTGAAAATGATTATTGTAGATATTGATAATTGCATATCAGAAGATAATTGGCGTGTAAAATACATAAATAGTTATTATGACAACAATAATCTATTTGATAAGTTTCACAAATACCATTCTCTATCAGCATTTGATATATCGCATCAGTTCCCCCAATACGCAGAACACATATTGAATAATGAGACTATTGTATTTGTAACATCTAGGCCAGAATTTTATCGTTTCACAACTGAATATTGGCTAGATGTAAATGGATATGAATATGACTACCTATTTATGAGACAAAAGGGCTGTGATCTATCTTCCGCTGATTACAAGTCAAGGCTTGTAAGATGGATTAAGGCTGATTTCAGAGAAGAAATCACAATGTGCTATGATGATAGGATCGATGTTCTTGAGTCATATCGCAAACTAGGACTCAAGACAACTAGAATTGCAATTCATGATACTGTCCAAGCTAAATATCAACCTTAAATAAAAGTGTATAAAATTATAGTTGACCCAAATGAACATATTCATACTAGACACCAACCCTGAACTTGCAGCTAAATACCATTGTGACCAACATGTCGTCAAAATGATATTGGAATCTGCTCAAATGCTTTCAACTGTAATTGGAGCTGGATATAAGCAAACTCATGAAAATCATCCTTGTACACTATGGCTGAAGAAATCACAAGCTAATTGCACATGGCTTATTCAACTAGCAGCAAGTCTTAATGAAGAATACAGGATTCGCTTTAATCACAGAAGGAATCACAAGTCATGGGATGTTATATCAGAGTTCCATATGTTCAATTATGAACATTTACCAGATATTCCAATGACTCCATTTGCACAGGCTATGCCTGACTTATATAAATCTGATAATGCTGTAGAATCTTACAGACGATATTATAAATTGCAGAAACCGTTTGCCACTTGGCGCAATGATATTCCTTATTGGATGGAATAAAATGATTAAAATTATAGTTGACCCAACTGAACATTTTCATAATCTGGAAGATAAGGTTTTATTAGAACATTGTAATGTTGTGATCTCTTGGGCTGTGAATCCTATATTTTCAAAGTCCACATTTAAAGCATCTATTTTACAGCAATATCTATATAATCTATCAGACTTCTGTATGGGTGGAGAAGTTGGCAATGATGGAGTTTATAGATATGAAGGAGATGAGCCGCTATATCCTCTCATCTGCCTGGAAAAAGGTGATGATATTCTATATTTTTATGAATATGATATTATAGCACTCAAGGATAGCAAACAGGAAAAGGGATTTTATATAACCAGGGTTGACTAATGTGAAAATTGATAAACTTATACCAGTTGCACGTTCAATTGCATTTTTATCTAAGGACAGAGTTAAGGTTGGCGCTATCATTTGTAGTGATGATGGAGCAATAGTATCAACTGGGTTTAATGGATTTCCAAGGGGAATCTGTGACTATGATGATAGAATTAATAATGAAGAGGTGAGACTTAAATATATTGTTCATGCTGAGGCAAATGCTATCATCCAAGCGGGTAGATTAGGAACTAATGTTATTGGCAAAAATCTAATAGTTTGGGGCAGAGCCATATGCTCAGAATGTACTAAATTTGCAATACAGGCAGGAATAAGTAAAATTTACACCCCAAGCGTCATAGCAGGAAGCAGCTTGAAATGGACTATTCACAGAATAAATAGTAGGGCGCTTTGCAAAGAAGCGGGTGTTATTGTAATAGAGTATAATCAAAATGACATTTTTTAGATTGTTAATAGAATTTGCATTGTCAGCAGCTATGATTATTGTTGCTTTATTGCTGATCCGCTGGCTTGAGTCTATATCTTACAGAAAATAATTTAAAAATTTTTCTTTACTTCAGTTATCTTTTATAGTATAATATATTCCAATGGTTGGTTAATGTAGCTGAGGAGGCTTTTATAAAAGAGTCTCCCAGGGTGCAAATCCTGTACCATTCCAAAGTAAAATGGTGAACACAAGTGAACGAAAACAAACTGATTGAACTAATTGGAAAACAGAAAGAAATGGCCTCAACTTTGAAAAGGCTTAAAGATGAAGAGTCAAAAATCAGAAGAGAGATTTGCGACCATCTTCTTGAAGGGAAGGCTGCTGGGACTCATAAGTTCAATATTGGTGATTATCAAGTTAAAGCTGTTAAGTCATTTTCATACTCGCTGGACCAGAATCTAGTTCAAGTTATGCTTGAATCAGGAGATTTTTCAGATGATGAAGTTGATGCTATTAGAACCAAGTATGAGCTTAATTTGACAAATTATAAAAATTTGGAAAACTCTGATGGCTTAGATGATTGTATAACTGTGAAGGAATCAATGCCGTCTCTTACTGTTGATTAAACAAAATGGCAATTAAGATACAATCTAGTAAGGGTTGTTATACTGATGGTATTAAGGCGGTAGTATATGGAGCATCAGGAGTTGGCAAGACAGTCCTATGCTCCACTGCCCCAAGGCCAGTCATTATCTCAGCAGAAAGAGGGTTGCTTTCACTATCAAGTATGGACATTCCATATGTAGAAGTGAATACATCTAAGGATATTCAAGAGGCTTATGATGCTTTAAAGTCAAATGATGATTATGATACAATTTGCATTGACTCGCTTTCTGAGGTTTCAGAAGCCGTCCTTGCTGAATTGAAGAAGGGAGTTGCTGATGGCAGACAGGCATATATGAAATTGTCTGAATCTATGGGCGGCTTTATAAAGAATTTCCGTGACATTCGTGGCAAAAATGTCATCTTCATCGCAAAATCAAAGAGGGTTGAAGATGAAGAAACGGGATCATCCCAACATGAACCATATATACCTGGCAAGGTTCTGCCATTCCAATTGCCTTATATGGTTGATGAAGTCCTATACTATGATATAGATCGCAAAGGGAACAGGCAACTGTGCACCAAAGCATCAAGAAAATACATAGCAAAGGATCGTAGTGGGAAACTAGATGAGTTTGAATCACCTGATCTTACTCATATTTTTAACAAAATCGCAAAGTGAACGAGGTATATTATGGCTATTCTTCCTAATGTTTTTAAAGCTGATGATTCACCTTCAGGCTATGAGCCTATCCCCGCTGGGTGGTATGAGGCTGAAGTCGTCAAATCAGAGATGAAGGACACCAAATCTGGCGGGAAGATGTTGTCTGTACAGTTTAAAGTCCTTGAGGGGGAGCATGAAAATAGGCTTGTATTTGCAAATTTCAACCTTATTAATGCCAATCCTACTGCAGTGGAAATTGCACAGCGTGAATTGGGCAATTTGGTTAATGCTTGCGGTCTTGATGAGGTGGAAGATTCAGCAGATTTACACAGCATCCCAATTGCAATTAAAGTAAAGATCCAAGAAGGCAATGCTGCTTATCCAGAGCCAAGAAATGCTATTGCGGCATATAAACCTTTGAGCGAAATGCCTAACTAAGATTCTCTCCTCAACTTGGCCCGTGTAAAAAACGGGCCCTTTTTTAAAGAATATGGCTTTATTACCAAAAAGAAATCTCATTGAAGAGCTGGTTGAAAGGGGAGAAATACCCCAAATCGACAGACCTTATATTGGGTACTCATCATTAGGAGGATCTTGCCAAAGACGCATATGGCTTAATTTCAGATGGGCGTATGAGAGAACGATTCCAAAAAGAATTAATAGAATATTTGAGAGAGGATTTTGGGCAGAGGAGCGGATAGTAAAAGATTTAAACTCTGCAGGAATGACAGTATCAGGCGAGCAATATGAGCTAGTGGATGAGACTGGACATTTAATGGGCCATACTGATGGCATTGTTACCGGAATTCCAGGAGATGAGGAGACACCTCATCTTCTTGAAATAAAAACAATGAATGACAAGAGGTTCAAACAATATATTAAAGATGGATTAAAGCTATCAAATCCACAATATTGGGTTCAAATACAGTTGTATATGGGGTGTCTCAACATAGACAAATGTTTGTTTATTGTTGAGAACAAAGACAATGAACATAGGGATTATCAAATGTATGATTTTGATCCTGAAGTGTATCTAAGATATAAAGATGTTGGATTTCAGATACTAACATCTGAAAATGCACCAAACAAAATTGGCTCCAGTATCTGGCATGAATGCAAAATGTGTGATGCCTTTAAGTATTGTCACAAAGACCAATACACAGCTGCCAATTGTAGAACATGTTCATTTGCAAATATAGAAATGGAGGGAAAATGGTCTTGTGATAAGCTCAACAAGATTCTATCTGTTGATGAACAGAGAGTTGGTTGTGATGAATATGAAAAATCAGAGGTCTATAAATAATGTTTGAACTCAGGCCATACCAAACCCCTATTGCTGGAAAAGTTTTTAAGTATATTGAAGACAATCCGGCAAAACATCCGCTTGTGGCATTGCCCACAGGAGCGGGGAAAACGGTAGCGCTTGCAGAATGTATAAAAGAATATCTGAGGAGAAAACCAAATGGAAATGTCCTTGTTCTTTCACATGTTAAGGAGATACTTCAGCAGAATGTTGAAGCAATTGAGGATCACCTATTATTCAGTGTTGGTGTTTATTCAGCTGGGCTTGATTCAAAAGAAATTAAACAAGTCACTGTAGCAAGTATTCAATCTGCTTATAGCAAGCCTGAATTATTCCAAGATTTCAAATTTGTAATTATTGATGAATGTCATCTAATCCCAACAGATGATAACACAATGTACAAAAGATTCTTTGCAGGGCTTAATAGTCCAAATTATTTTGGCTTAACTGCAACTCCATTCAGGCTTGGCTCTGGATATATTTATGGTGAAGATGATTCTATATTTGATGATGTGGTATACGACCTTACATCAATGGAGAACTTTAACAAACTAGTTGAAGATGGATACCTTTGTAAATTGATGACAAAGGCAACTTCAAATGAATATGATTTAGATGACATCAAAACTGTAGCGGGTGATTTTGATTTAAAAGGGATGTCTCGTGCTTTTGATAGAGACAACATAACAAACAAGTGTATAAAGGAGATAATTAAAGCTGGCGCCAACTACAAAAAGTGGCTTGTATTTGCAATTGATATTGATCATGCAGAACACATAGCGGAGGCATTGATCCGCTCTGGTGTGCCAACTTGTGTCATCCATTCTAAAATGGATTTTGATCGAGACAAAGTAATTCAAGATTTTAAGAATGGAGTTTACAAGGCTGCTGTAAATGTTAATGTATTGACTACAGGGTTTAATGATCCTGAGATTGACTTAATAGCTATGCTTAGGCCAACAAAGTCACCTATCATTCATGTACAGACTATTGGCAGAGGGCTAAGAACAGCAGATGGAAAAGATCACTGTCTTATTCTTGATTTCTCAGGTAATACTGAAAGGCTTGGCCCAATCAATGATGTCCATGTATACAGAAAGAGAAAATCAACTGGTGATGGTGAGCCAATAACAAAAAGATGCCCTTCTTGTGACTACATCCACCATCCAACTGTTAAGATTTGTGACAATTGTGGTCATGTATTTAAGTTCAAAACAAATCTAAATATATCATCAACATCCGCTGATGTAGTAGCAACAACTAAGGTTAACTGGTTTGATGTTAGTAATATCAAATACTATATCCACACTAAGCGGAATTCCCCAGATTCTGTGAGGGTACAGTATTCTTGTGGTATGAGATACTTTAATGAATTTGTTTGCATAGAACATCCTGGGTATGCCGGCTATAGAGCCAAGCATTGGGCGCGATTTCGGGGAACAGAAGCGGATACCGCCAAGGAACTCATTGAAGCGGAGAAAAAGGAACCTAAGAAAATTAAGGTTGATACTAGGGGAAAGTATCCGGTTATTGTCGATTTCGAGTTTTAAAGTCTTTACTTTCATCCCCTTTATAGGGTACAATATAATCCGACTTGTAAGGGTCGTCTTTTAATCTAACAATCTTGAGGGCTTTATGTCTACTATCCTTGATGCTTTCCGCGCTGGTATTGAATCCAATCTTGATGAAGATGCTATCAAGCTATCGATGATCCAGGCTGGCGACACTTTTAAAACTGTTGCAAAGAATTATAGTGAATTCCTTGTTTCTGAGGGTCTTGTAGAATCCAAAGAAAGCAAAGAAGAGAAGATCACTGATATTCTATCTAGGTTTGATGTATCTGATGAACAGGGTTTCAATGCCGCTGTTGAAGAAGTTGTTAATGCTGTAAAAGGTGTTGATGCAAGATCCGCTGCTGGCTCCATCCGCTATTGGTGTCGCAAAAATGAAAGGGAGTATTTCACCAAGCCGAAGGCTGAGTCTGGCAGCGGACATAGCGGATTTGCAAAAAGCTTCTATAATGCTCTAATTGAAAATCCTGCCATGACTGAAGATGAAGCATTTGACCTCATCCTTGGTAGAAATGGCAATGATGAAACTTCTGCTAATGTACAAAAGCACGCTTCACATTACCAGGGTATTCGCAAGTTGGCCAATGCTATCATTAGCGCCCATGCTTATGAAAGCGATGATTCAGATGAAGTATGATATTTTTGTAGTCTAATACAAGGGGGCCATTTATGGCCCCTTTTTAACGTGCGGGGATGAGCAAATGAAGATAATAGGTGCTGGGTTAGCAGGGTTAATGGCAGGGGCTCTTAACCAAAATGCTATTATATATGAACCAATGGATCAAATTCACTTGCACAAGGCTGTCCTCCGCTTCAGGTCTCCAGATATTGGAGAGGCGGTGGGCATACCTTTCAAAAAGGTGACTGTTTACAAAGGTGTTTGGGACCACGGGGATATACCATTATCACCAAAGGTTATTTCACTGTATTCACAAAAAGTAAGCGGGAGAATATCGCACAGATCAATTGCCAATATTGATTCCGAATGCCGTTGGTTGGCACCAGATGATTTCCAATCACGTCTATTGGATATGTGTGGTAATAGAGTGTTATATGGCAAAGTGCCTGATCTATTTGATAAATCAATTAAGATTAGCACAATGCCGATTAACATACTAGCAGACAGACTTGGGTACAATATGGTTATCCCTGATAATGTTACTAAGCCAATCTATGTTAGAAGGTATAAGATAATTGATTGTGATGCTTATATGACATATTACTATACAGACCCTAGTTTTAATGTGTATAGGTCGTCAATTAGCGGAAACACTCTCATCATAGAGAGTATGTCCCCAATCAATGAACATGATGTTGAAGAAGTATTAGTGTCATTTGGTATTAAAAGAAGTATGCTGTATGATGAAGAGCTTGAAGTAAAGCAAAAAAATGGAAAGATGAGTCCTATCTGTGAAAAGACTAGAAGGGATTTTATTTCCAGAGCTACTTTAGATTATAATATATACTCCTTGGGGAGATTGGCCCTGTGGAGAAGCATTGTTCTTGATGAGGTATATAAAGACCTGCTCAAGATCAAATCCATGATCAATAAAGACCATTATGAACATTTGAGGGATTATATATGAAAGTTGAACTTATCAATCACACCCAGTTTGCCCTAGAAACTTTGATTTACACCAAGAATACTAGGCTACAGGGGCAAATGTCTCTTGATGATATTATAAGCTGGCCATTTGAGAAGAAAGAAGATGAATTCAAATATATGTTGGATACAATCCAAAGCTCATTAGAGTTTGTGGATTACACGTTCAAGATTAGCGGAGTGACAAGAGCATTTACCCACCAGTTGGTTAGAACGAGAACTGGGTCTTATGCCCAGGAGGCACAACGTGTGGTGGATGTTAGGGATCAAGAGGTGTTGAATACTACAGGTGACACTTTGTTTGATGAATTGTCTAATTATATCTTGAATGAATATGGCAAAATGATAGATAGCGGAGTTTCCGTACAAGATGCTAGGGGGATACTTCCTACTAATATGACGACTAACATAATCTGTAAGTTTAATTTAAGAACATTGCATGACATGTCATTACTTAGACTATGTAAGAGGGCGCAAGGTGAATATCAAAAAGTATTCAAGCAGATTGTCGACTCAGTAGTAGCCGTGCACCCTTGGGCTGAAAGATACCTGAAGGTTTATTGCGTATGGTATGGCTCCTGTGCATTTCCTCGATATACAGAATGTCCTATGCAAACTAATTGCTTTAAGCCAGATAGAGAAGATTTACAAGCAAAGTTTGACCAAATAGAGCATGAAGCGGCTCCTGTACTGGTGCAAAATGGGAGGACGATGTGAATGATGGTGTAAAATTCGATGATAGTAAAATCCGCTGGGGATTGCTACCTTGGGCTGAGATTCAGGACATACTTGAAATCTTGGAATTTGGAGCTAAGAAATATGAGGAGGACAACTGGAAGAAAGTGAACAATGCAGATGATAGATATTTCAATGCTGCTATGAGACACTTTATATCATGGAAGAAAGGAGAGAAGGCAGACCCTGAAACGGGTAAAAGCCACCTTGCCCATTTAGCCTGTAATATACTTTTTTTAATGTATCATGATAAAAATAATTAGTTTTAATGATAGGCCTGAGCAAATAGGAGGTGCTCAGATTCCTGCTTACGCTTTTAAAGCGTGGATGGATATATTTGGCATAGAAAGCGAAATTGTGACTACGCCTGATGAAGCTGTAGGTGCTGATTGGTACTTCCTTGCTACACCTGGCCCATTTAACGGGGGTGCTTGGGAGTTAGATGCGCCATTTGCCTTAATGGCTCATGCTGAATTTGATAGCCAGCTATACAAAGACTTTGGTTGGTATTTAGGACACCCTAATTGCAAGTTGTTTGTGACTATCACTGATTTTTGGGGTTGGATAAATAAACCAAAGTTACATTGGCATCCTTGCACACATCCTGATTATCTCTTAACTGAAGGAACAATCTTTAACAAAGACTTTAAAGAAGGGATAATATATGCGGCAAGAATATCTAGGTGGAAAAGTCCAAATCTGCTGGCAGCACTAACTAAATATGGGCCGTTCATGGAAGCAGTGGATAACCAAGTCCATATAATTGGAAAGCCGTCATCGGATTTTGAGATCGATGAAGGTAACTATATTAGGATAGATACCAGATATGATTCACGCAAAGTATCAGATACCAAGAAAATGTTCTCTGTGTATAAATACTTTTGGGACTATGCCTCCCATCCAGAGATTAGTAACAGGTACAAGCGGTTGAACTTAGCAGCATATGAGGCTATAAGTGAAGGTTGCATACCTGTAGTAAATCCTAAATATACAGATCCATCCGCTATTAAATTTGGCATAGATTTAACAAAGGGGTTTCCCAATACTAGAAGGGAGTATATACTAAGACAAGATTATATGAAAGAAGTCATGATAAACAAAGGATTGTCCTATAATGGTGTTAAAGACCAAGTAGTTAAAATTGTGGAGTTTATGTCGTGAAAACTACAATATTGTTTGATACTGAAACTACAGGACTGTTAGTGCCTGAAATTAACAGACTTGATGCACAACCTTATATTGTGGAGTTGTACGCTTGTAAGGTTGATGAAGAGTTTAACATGATAGGCGAGTTTTACTCAAAATTTAAGCCACCTATCCCAATTCCCGCAGATGTTTCTAAGGTTCATGGCATTACTGATGAGATTGCAGCGAAACAGCCTGTGTTTGGGGATTGCGTAGATGAGCTTGCCGATCTGTTTCTTGGGGCTGATACGCTGGTTGGTCACAACCTGTCATATGATCGCTCAATGCTTGCTAATGAACTACTCCGCTGTGATCGATTGCTAAGATTCCCGTGGCCTCCTGAGCATATCTGTACAATAGAGATGTCTATGGGCCTAGAACAGCGGAGGCTAAATCTAGGAGCATTGCATGCTTATGCCACTGGCAAGCCTCATGAGAATGCGCATACCGCCAAACATGATGTATTTGCTCTTGTTCGTTGTTACCATTGGCTATTGGAGCAAAAGAAATGAAATTAGTATGGGAAGTAGTGTACCAATATGCTGGAGGCCAGACTAGAACTATACCTGCTGTCGACAACTGTTTCCATGCTGATCCGTTTACACGCAATAATGTAATCTTTCTTGAAGAGTATTCATATAAGAAAGAAAAGGGTTACATTGTCGCCTACAAAGTGGATATGAACAATGAGCCTGTTAGGCTAGGTGTCGTACTTGAAGAAGAGTTTCACCTTTCATTTCCTTACATGTTTAGTTATGCTGGTGGTATCTGGATGGTTCCAGAGTCACACAAAGCGGGAGAAATAAGGCTATACAAATGTGTAAAGTTCCCCCTTGAATGGGAATTTGTTAAGGTTTTAGTACAGCTCCCGGCTGCAGACAGCGTGCTATTTCCTGGCGAATCTAAATGGTATATGCTTACAAACCTTGGGGATTTCAATAATGAGCTACATATGTATACTGCTGACAATCCGCTGTCTGATTGGGTTAAATTAAATGGGCCTGTAGTTGTAGGTAACCATGCTAGAAATGGCGGACTTATCATTAAGGACACAGCTATAACGAGAGTGGCGCAAAACCAAGGCAAGGTATATGGGGAATCCTACAGTCTTAATAGGATTGATAATATATACCCATATAAAGAAACAAAGATGTCTCACATCTACCCTAAATCTGGATACGATGCTACTCACCATTTGTGTATTCAAGGTGATTTAACAGTCTGGGATCAAGCAAAACTTTGCAACCCTTATAAAACCCTATAAGGGCCGAAAATATCTATCCACTAGGGCGCTAGCGCCTACTAGTACTAATTCGCGCTGCAAACCGCGCTAGATAGACTATACCGCGCTTATTCGGCCTATAATTGATTGGAGGGTTACTATGCTATATAACATAGCTTTAAAGACTGAGTTCTCATTTAAGTCTTGCTATATGTCTATTAAAGATATACATAAATATGCCTTGAATGGAGTTGTAGGTATAGCAGACTTGGACAATACATTCGGACACATCCCGCTTCAGGTTCAAGCTAGGAAGCATGGCTTCAAGCCTATATATGGGGTGAGGATTAGGGTGTCACGACCTGAGAATGCCAAACGTCAAACGGGTAATGTATATACCACATTTATTGCTAAGAATGAAGATGGGCTTGTAGCTTTACGAAAGTTGGTTAATAAGGCTTGGGATCAGTTCTACTATTTTCCAAGACTTTTTGTTGAAGATATTGAAGAACTAAATCCCGGTATTATCAATTTGGGCGAAAATGTTTATGAAAACTTCTACCCAACTATAGATGAAAGGGGTGTATACCAAATACTCGCAGGCTCCAGCAAGCGTGGTGATGGGTACATATATAATTTTTCTAATAAAGCTGGGCCTATGCATATCATACCAGGGGAATACCAGCATATAGTAGACCAATGCGAAGATATTACAATTCCTAATGCTAGTATGGTCAAATGGGGAAAGCCGTTTGATATTAAGCAGCTATGCATAGACTCGGCAAAACGGAAAGGTGTCAAACTAAATGGGGAGTATGGCAAAAGACTAGATTATGAGCTTGATCTTATTGTTAAGAAAGATTACCAAGACTATTTTATGATAGTGGCCGATATGGTAATGGAAGCGAAAAAGAAAATGTTAGTAGGTCCAAGTCGTGGTTCTTCTGCTGGCTCCCTTGTCTGTTACCTGCTAGGTATAACAGAAGTTGACCCTATTGCACACAAGCTAATCTTTGAGCGATTTATTGATATTAACCGTTTTGACTTACCTGATATAGATGTAGACTTTCCAGACAAGAAAAGGCAAGATGTTTTAAAATATCTAACCGGAAAATACGGTAGGGATAATGTTAGAACTTTGGCTAATATCAATACTTTTATGCCCAAGTCGGCAATAGCGGAAACTGGCAAGGCTCTTGGCATACCTAAGTACAAAATACAGCCTGTGCAGGATGCTATTATTGAGCGTAGTATGGGGGATGCTAGAGCAGCTATGTGCATTCGTGACACCTTTGAGACTACTGAAGCGGGAAAAGAGATTGTAATTGAGTATCCTAATATAGAGCTGTCAGCTTATCTTGAAGGACATGCTGCCAATTCTGGCAAACATGCTGCTGGCGTGATTGTATCAACTCTACCTTTATCCACCTATGCCTCTGTTAATTCTCGTGATGATGTAGTCATGATGGATAAAAAGGATGCCGAAGCTATAAATCTTTTAAAGATTGATTGTCTGGGCCTAAGAACATTATCAATCATTGAAGATACGGTTAAGCAAATAAAAGGTATGAGACTATCTGATGTATACAACTTACCTCTTGACGATAGAAGAGCTTTTGATTTATTCAATAATATGCGGCTTAGTGGCATATTCCAGTTTGAAGGTCTGGCGTTGCAGATCCTTACTAAGCAAATGGGGGTTAATCATTTTAACGATATTGCAGCTATTACAGCTCTTGCTCGTCCTGGCGCACTTAATAGCGGTGGTGCGACAAGATATGTCAAGTACCATACAGGCCAAGAAACACCTAGATACTTCAACAGCATACACAAAGAAATTACTGAAGAAACATATGGAGTAACAGTATACCAAGAGCAAATGATGGAGATTGCCAGACGTATCGGCAGGCTATCTTGGGAGGATGTATCAACACTTAGAAAAGCTACGTCCAAGTCTCTTGGTGATGAATTCTTTGGCAAATATAAAACACAGTTTGTCGAAGGTGCTAAGGAATCTGGATTGTCAGATGAAGAGTCAGCGGATATTTGGAATGACATATCACATAGTGGGTCATGGTCGTTTAACAAGGCGCACGCTGTTAGTTATGGCTTGGTATCATATTGGACTGCATACTTCAAAGCAAATTATCCGCTTGAGTTTGCAGTTGCCTCTCTTAACAATGCTAAGAATGCAGAGACAGCAATTAAACTTCTAAGGGATATGGTTGAAAATGAAAATATGGAATATGAGCCTGTCAATCCTCAGAAATCAGGATTAGATTGGTCTGTAATAGATGGCAAGCTAGTTGGCGGATTAAAAAGTATTGATGGCATAGGCGACATCAAGGCTGGCAAATTCATCAAAATGAGAGAAGGTAAGATAAAGCCAACCCCACAGTTTTGGAAGATAATGGAGAATCCAAAAACGCCATTTGATATTATATTCCCTTGTCGACACCATTGGGGTATTTTATATAATGACCCTCAATCATATGGATTGCCAAGAAAGCCTGATTTAATAGAGTCTATTGATGGCATAGGAGATTATATAATTGTTGGCTGTCTTGTTGATAGAAACTTGCGTGATTTAAATGAATATACTTTTCTGAAAGATAGAGGTGGGAAAATTATTGATGAAAATAATCTTTATCTAAATTTCACAGTTGAAGATGATACTGGCACTATTATGTGTAAGATTGATAGATGGAAATTTGAACAGCTTGGTGGAAGGAAAATTGCAGAGCAAGGCAAAGTTGGGGAAAGTTGGTATCTTATCAAGGGGAAGATTAAAAATCAATGGCGAAAAGTTGAAGTAGATGCCATATTTAATCTTACTGAAAAATTTGGTAGCCTTGCACTATAGACTGTTTTACTATTATATAGTATAATATAGTCTCGCAAAAAGGTGAATATTATGATTAATCTATACATGAAAGATGCAAAAGGCAAAATTCGCATTTGGAGCATTGAGGAGTTGGTTGATGGGTTTGTAGTTTCACACGGCGTGTTAGGTGGATCTATCCAAGAAAAGTTTGAAGAGGTGCTAGATGGAAAAGCTGGTAGAAGCCAAAGTGAACAAATTGATCTTCAAATAAAGTCTAGGATAAACAAGCAGCTGGACATAGGCTATGTTCATTCGCTTGAAGAAGCGAAAGTTAATAAAGTTACAAATTCTATTGGGCTTCTAAAACCTATGCTTGCTAGGAAAATAGATGAAGTATCAATAGACTATAAAAGTGCATTTGTTCAAAGAAAGTATGATGGCAATAGATGCCTAATTACTAGAGCAAATGGAGAAATTATAGCATATAGCAGAAATGGAAAGCCTATAAATAGTATTGATCACATATTGAGCGGTCTTGATTTACAAGATGGAGAGACTATTGATGGTGAGCTTTATTGCCATGGAGAGAGTCTGCAAAAGATTGTATCACTAATCAAAAGAAAGCAGCCTGAATCTAAGAAAATAAGATTCAATCTTTATGATTATGTCAGTGATAAACCTTTTACAGAAAGGCTAAAAGAGATTCAGAGATTCAATCATGAATCAATTGATATTGTTGAGACTATTCCAGTATCTGATCTGGCAGATGTAATGGATTTGCTCAAACAATTCAGAGATGATGGATATGAAGGAGCTATAGTTCGTCATGGCTCCGCTGGGTACCAAGATGGAAGAAGATCATCAAGTCTTTTAAAAGTAAAAGAGTGGCTTGATATGGAGTTCCCAGTCATAGATATTAAGGAAAGCAAGGATGGCTGGGCACTTTTAAGATGCGTTGCCCCTAATGGCAATATCTTTGGTGTAACATGTCATGGTGATGTATCATATAAACAGCATGTTCTTAAAAACAAAGAGTATTACATTGGCAATCTGATAACTATAGAATTTGCATATCTTACAAAAGATGGAATACCTTTCCACCCAATTGCTAAAGCATGGAGATAGTCATGTACGAGCCCTTATTATGGTTTATTGGTGGTTTTCTTTTAATTGGACTTCTTGTCAAATTTAGCGCACATTTATTCCAGATAAGTCTGTTCTTTTTGGTAGCAAGCATAGCAGCAGGTAATGAAAATGCAATGATAATATCAGGAATGTTCTGTATTGTTTTTGGCGCAATTACAGCAAGTCAAGGAGTTGTTAATGTATGGAGTAGATGATAATCTGATATCAAAAATATCAGATGAGGTTTGGGGTGAAAGTATTTTCAGGCCAACTAAAAGGGAGTTGGATAGATTTACAAGCCTTATTTTGAAGGAACTTCTATCACAAGAGTCCGAAGCTGTCAAACATATTCTGAGGGATATACTTGGAGTTGAATATGAATGATAAGAAAGTTAAGCAATTATCTGCTGCTCTTTTTATGATAGAGAATATTAATACACTACTTAATGATCTAGCAGAGGGAATAGATGATGAAGAGTTGAAGAAGTTTTTAGTACATACAACATTGTTGCACATACACCTTGAAAGAAAATTAGAGAGTGTGAAATGACTGAAGTAAAATCTGATGTTCCGCTGTATACATTTGATTTGTTCCAAGAGCATGCAATGCGCACTGCTAAGGAAATTGGCGATGTTGAGGACATCCTGCATGCCACCCTTGGCATAGGCTCAGAAGCGGGTGAATTGCAATCATCTGTTAAAGGATGGCTTGCTTATGGGAAAGATTTGGATGTTAAAAACATCATTGAAGAAATGGGTGATATTTTATGGTATATCGCTCTTATGTGCAAAAGGCTAAACATTCCAATGCAGCATGTGGCAATTGAAAATATAGCAAAGCTATATGCTAGGTATCCAGAGAAATATACAGATGAAGATGCTATAGCAAGAGCTGATAAGTCAGAATAAAATAAAAGGGGCTTAAAATGAAGCCCCTTTTTCTTCTATACCCAGACAGCATCAGTTGGGTTGTCAGAATACCATCCTTCTCCATCAAGCAATTTAATTTGTTTAAAGATTCTATCCATCTGCATACCAACAGATTTTAGACATCTTTTATTTCTAGTTGATAGTGCTATGTACTTTCTGTCTAGCATATCAATCTTTTTAATAGCATCCAAATAATCCGCTAAGGTGTGGCATCTAAATCCATTTATGCCATGCTGGACAGTCTCTGCAAATGCGCCAAAATCACAAGAGATTAAAGGTGTTCCACAAAGCATCCCTTCTATCCCTGCATTACCAAGTGGCTCAACAAAGCGGGTTGGCATCAGCATAGCCTTAGCCTTCCTTAAAAGGTCGCTACGGGCCGTTCCGGTTATAGGGCCTATATAGGATAGGTTCGGAATTTTCGGGTCTAAAAACGGCTTAGGGTCGCCTTCTCCCGCTAGAATTACCGGATAATCTACCCGCTTGGCTATCTCCTTGATGATATACAGACCTTTGGAGTCTATAATCCTGCCAAAGTAAAGGAGATATTCACCTTGTTCATAACTTGGCTTCCATTCACTTAAATCATATCCCATAGGACATACAAAGTTATAGTCACTTCCCCAAGTATTGGTTTTGCCATAATGCCAAGATTGCCAATGATTTGTTTCAAATACTTTGAATGGGGCAAAAGCCTCTTCATAACCAATTCCTACTTCAACATGGTAAGCAAGCGGAAACTTTACAAGTAGATCAGCATGTGCAATTCCAAATGTATGTGCTACTATATCACCTGGCTTAACTTTATCTTTCAAACACTCGAATAACTTTTCAGAAAATTCCTTATATAAAGTTGAATCAATGCTGGCAACTGAATTAGGCTGTTCCTTTTTGTATAGCTCCTTGAGTAAGCGGAATTCCTCCTTATCCAGAACTTTAATGATTTCGCTTGCATTTGTTGTGCTACCTTCATTTGAGTATTCAATAACATTATAGCCAAATGGCTTCATCATTTTTGAGAATGTTCTTATCCTATTTGTGAATGCGCAATGGGTGTATTCATCATTTGGGATTGTGTGGAATAATCCAAGTAAGTGTATAGTAGTCATTTTGCCCTCTTTTGACCATTATTTATTTTCTAGTGCATCAATTTTTGCAGAAAGCTGTTTAACTGCTTCAACAAGTGCAGCAATAATTGCTCTATCATAATAATTTCTAAACACGCCATCATCATCGCTGTTTGGCGATGCTTCTGGTATGACTTCAGCAACTTCCTGAGCTATGAATCCTAATTCTTCACCATCCGATGCAAATGGGGAATCTTCTTTCCACCTATAGTAAGTAGGCATCAATTTATTGATAAGTCCCAATCCATTATCAATGCTTCTGGTTTTAATTTTGTATCTGCCATCAGAAGCAGATATAACCCCAGAGCTATTTGTTGATAGTGTTCCAGCTCCATAATTGTTAAATATGACTTGTCTAGATGAATTAGTTGTTATAACAGGTGACCCAAAAGCCAGTATATTAGTTGATCCTGGCGATGGATTCCCAATCCCTGTATCACCATCATAATAAAATCCATAAATAGGTACAGCCGCATTATTTATTGTGGTTGCATTTATCTGTGCCCCGCCACCATTGCAACCTTTAATATAAAAATTAGCAAACCCGTCCTGGTATTTATACACTCTTGTCCATGGTAATGCAGTTGATCCAACAACTCCAGAAGATGAAGATGTGCATCTCCATAGGCTGTTTGCTTGTGTTGATCCGCTGACTACATACACATAGCTGTTATAAAGATTCGACCAAGTTGAAGCTGAATTTGATCTATACCAACTTCCTGATTGGACTGTATATATCCCATTTTGCGCACTACTTGTTTGATTTTTAACAAGTACTAAATTGCCAGCTGAAACACTTACACCATCAATAACTTGACTTCCTGATAGTGATATATTACTTGTTGTAGCAGCGGAGACTGGCCAATGATTGTTGTTAACACAAAGCATTTCATTGCCATAATTACCCCTTCTCAATGTCGCCCATTCAAGAGGCTGCCCAATACGAACATTATTAGAATGCCATGTGGTTTGCTGGCTGTCTATCCTGAAGGCTTCCTTGAGATTAAAACCATAACTAGATGGGTCTGGATCAATTGATCTAGTGGCGCCGTAAATCCTTGTTGGCATACTATTGAAAGATGCAGCCCCATCAGTAGCAGAATTCCATATGGAGCCTTTTATGAATTTAGATCCGTCAGACCCATGCCAAGAGTGTTCGCCTAAATCTTGATTATCTTGCAATGCTGTCCCAAAATCATTCATTGCAGTTCCATTTGAGCGGAACATGCCAAAGAATGTTGCATTTGTAGGATAACCTAAATATGGACTGTTATTTACACTAAACAACCCAATTGCGCAACCATATCCTCCGCCAGATGGTGCAGCATTTGAATAATCAGTTATCTGTATTCTTGTATATGCAGCATCGCCTGTGCCCCATCTACTTGAAGAGTTTATTAAAAGTGCATTATTTGGGTCTGTAATTAAGTAAGTATTTTCAGATCCAACAGCTCCATTAACTTGCCAATTTGCTGACTCGCCAGCAGGGCCTGTCGGACCAGTAGCACCCGTGGCCCCTACTGGACCTTGTATACCTTGAAGCCCAGAAGGCCCAGTTACGCCAACTGGACCCTGTATACCTTGTGGTCCTGTTGCTCCAGTTAATCCTTGGATGCCTTGAGGTCCAGTAGGCCCTTGCAGTCCTTGTATTCCTTGAGGCCCTGTAGCACCTGTAGGCCCTGGGACTGTACTTGCTGCTCCGCTTGGGCCTGTGGCTCCTACTGGCCCTTGTATACCAGTTGCACCAACTGGACCTTGTGGCCCAGAAACTCCTTGAGCACCTGCTGGACCTAAAACTCCAGCATCAGATTCTACCCACTGAGAGCTGCTTCCATCATTGTAATAGATATTAAGAATTCCAGTTGTTGAATTCCACCATTGTGGGTATGCATCGGGATCAGAAGGAGGTGTAGTTGCAGCCCAAATTCTAGCACCAGTCAACCCGCTTGGGCCTGAAGGGCCTGATGGTCCACTTGATCCTATATTACCTGTAATTGATATGAACCAAGAAAAATAAGTTCCTGTCCCAACTGTGTAATCAATATTTACACCGATAGTATCGCCTGTGTAGCTGAATATAGTTCCTTCTGCATACTTTGTGGAATCTCTGGAAATTCTTACTCTGTTACCAATCTCATATGCATTAGACCCATAGTTCTGATTAACAGTAAAATATCTAACACCAAGAGCACCAATTGTGTAACCAGTATTACTTTCAAAATCTGCATAACCCAATCCAATTGGGCCTTGTATACCTTGTGGGCCTTGTATGCCTTGAGCCCCTTGTATACCTGATGGGCCTTGAATTCCTTGTGGCCCTTGTGGACCAGTTGGCCCTTGTGCCCCGCTAGGGCCAACAGGCCCTGCAGATCCAATTGATGGCGTATCAACCTGAACCCACTGACTTCCATCAAAATCAGTATACCAAACGAAAAGATCCCCAGTAACAGTGCTGAACCAATATGGATATGTAACTGGATCAGCAGGAGGCGTTGTATCATTCCAGATATTAGCTCCGCTTAGTCCTGTTGCACCTGCTGGTCCTGACGGGCCACTTGGTCCCGCTGCGCCAGATGGACCTTGTGATCCTATGTTGCCAGATAAATAAATATTCCAAGAATTGTAAATCCCAGAACCATATCCATAATCAACTAATACAACAAAGCTAGTGCCACTGTAAGAACTCAAAACACCTTCAACATAGTTCAAAGTGTTGTATGATATTCTTACTCTCTGCCCAGGGGCAAATGCATTGCTGCCATATATTTGATTCACTGTAAATGTTACAGTGCCGACTGTGCCAATAGTAAATGTAGTTCCACTAATAAGTCCTGAGTATCCTAACCCAGTAGGACCAGTTAATCCTTGTATTCCTGTTGGGCCAATCGCACCAGCAATACCAGATGCACCTGTTGCTCCAACATCACCTTTTGGCCCTGTTGCTCCTACGGCACCAGAAGCGCCAGTTAAGCCTGTAGGCCCAGTTGGGCCAACAGTGCCAGCAACTCCAGACGGGCCTTGTAAGCCAGATACACCTTGTGGTCCAGTAGCACCAGCGGGGCCTTCAGCTCCGCTTGGGCCTACAATCGGCCCAACATTATCCCAGCCAGAGCCACTCCAAATATATAGATCACCATCTGCTTCTACAATATAGGCATCACTTACTTCAGCTGTTGCTGGAAGGTCGCCTACAGTTGGAACAGATCCTTTAAGGTTAATTGATGTTCCTTGTGGCCCTGTAGCACCTCTTGGCCCAGTGGCACCAACAGGTCCAGCTGCACCAATTGATGGAGTGTCAACTTGTACCCACTGGCTGCTGTTAATATCAACATACCATACAAATAGGTTTCCAGTGGAAGTATCAAACCAATACTGATAAAGCTCTGTGCTTTGTGGCGGAGAAGTCCCATTCCAAATATTGGCGCCACTTAATCCTGTTGCGCCTCTTGGCCCAGTTGCACCTATTGGTCCTATTGGCCCAGTGCCTCCAGTATCACCTTTATTGCCTTGTGGCCCAGATGGACCAGTTGCACCTATTTCGCCAGTCGGACCTTCTGGCCCTGTTGCCCCTATTGGGCCAGTTGATCCTGCTTCACCTCTAAGACCAGTGGAGCCAACTGCACCTTGTGCACCTGATGGGCCAGTAGATCCAGTAAGACCAATAGGACCAGATGGCCCTGTGGATCCAGTTGCGCCAACGCGTCCATTTGATCCATCTTTACCCGCCGGCCCAGTGACACCTGTTGCCCCTTTTAGTCCAGTAGCACCTTGTAATCCAGATGCACCTTGAATTCCTTGAATACCTTGCTGCCCCTGAACACCCTGAACACCCTGTATGCCAGATGGTCCAGTGACACCTTGCTTGCCAGTTAAGCCTTGTGGACCTTGTTCACCTACTGGTCCTCTTACACCTGTTGCACCTGTTACGCCTGTAGCTCCGAAAAAGCCTCTGGGGCCAGAAGGTCCAGAAGCCCCTTGAATTCCGCTTGGCCCTGTTGGACCAGAAGGGCCTGAAGGCCCTTCAAGTGGACCAATATTAATCCACTCAATATCATTCCATACATAGAAATCCCCAGTATTAAGAACTTTGTAAGTATCATTGACACTGGGGCTTTCAGGCAAATCTGTAATTGTAGCTACATCACCTTTGAAATTAATACCAGCTCCCTGTGGCCCAGTTGGCCCAGTTGGCCCTTGTGGGCCTTGCATAAATTGTCCAAGCTCAACCAGAATTTCAGCAGAACTCTGGATAATTTCAACATTAGACATTGTAGCTCCTTTTACAGATAATTATACAGTGGCCTCAGAATCTCCACCAACATCAGCGGAGTCATCTTCTTTTTGCTGCTCATATTGGTAAACAATTTTTTGAGCAAGTGGCCAAGCATTGGATTTAGTTGGAAGTTCACCAAGTACATTAATGATGCTTGCTACTTCACTTTCTTCAAGTTCTAGGTGCATAATGCCCTCTTTTGCTAAAAGTCTTGAAACCCTCAAGACAAGGTGTGCGCCATTTTATTTAGGCGCCTTTAATAATATTCTTGCTGCTACATAATTCCTCAGCAATATTTCACCCCCTTCATCAGATTCAATATTGTCTCCATCTATAACTAGATTAACTTTATTTGGTACTGGTGGCATCTCAAGAACAGGAGGAATTGAACAGCCAGATAACAGAATTGATAAAAGTAAAAATTTCATTTTCTACCCTCTTCTAAAACCTGCTTTATATCCATTTCCTTCTTTTTCTCATCTGAAAAGATAAGTCCAATTGCTCCAACAACAGTTGCACCAGTTGTTACAATTGCATTAATATGTTCAGGATCCAATTGGACTCCAAGCACAGATAGCAAAATAGCAAGTCCGCGCCAGGTGCTTGGTTGGCTTGCAATAATACCAATTCTTGACCACATAAAATAACCTCTTAATTGTCTGTATTTGGAAATATTTTCTGTATAAATATTTCAAATTGGAATAAAAGCCTGCTTCCCATGTGCCCGCTTATACCAACAAGGGCTGCAGTAAGCAAGCTTCCAAATTCCGCGTGCATACACAGTAAATATGTTATCACTCCTGTAAAAGCACTTGTTGTTAATTCGCCTATAAATTCAACAACATTGAATGCTCTTGAGTGCTTTGATTTAATTTTCCTAAAAAAATTTACAGCACCTCCAACTGATGATAGAAGCACAACCCATATCCATGTGAATAATGATAAATCATTAATTCCATTCTGGTTATTAAAACTATCCATATTTGACATCTAAGTCTACCTGCTTAATGCTCTACCAGCAATCAGAGACAGCAATAACTCAAGGCTGCGATCCCATTCATGCACCCATACTGAAAACCGCTCCTTGGTACACATCCCATAAATGTCGTGGTGCCACATCCCCCACATGCAGGATGATACCGCCAAAGTAAAAAGCACCAACTGAACGATCATGTAAGCCGCAAGTAGCAGAAATGATCCTTTTACAATGTCCATGCATCCTGCACTAAAAGATATATCTGTTAAAGTAAATTAAGCCGGGAGCTGGGTATCTATCCACGGTAGAGGGGGTGTGATCTGCGAGGGGTTTTTGGCCTCCTCGATCTGGGCATCGATGCTCGCGTAAATGGCCGCGACCTGCTCCTCGCCCAGTGCGTCCTGAGTCCACTGGATAGCCTGTGCTTCCGTGATTTCGTTAAAGGGGACGAAGTTGGGTTTGTCGGGATCGACATTGAAGGAGACAGTGCTGTAGCACGATCCGGTATGCCCTTCGCCATCATCGCCGTTACAGCGCCAGTGAGAACAAACGACGTAATCCAGCATTCCATTCACGTCTGGGATGCAGTCTAGGGCGCTGATAGTCCATTTTACGGTAGTTGTCATATTAGTTTACCTTTGCTTTGAGTGATTCGATTTCGGCGTGGAGTTCTTGGATGGATTTTACAAGGACGGACACAAAACGATCATAAGCGACAGACTCAGGCAGACCATCTTTGTTCAAAGAGACTAGCTCTGGAATAACAGGAAGCACTTCTTCTGCAATCAATCCCACATCTGTACG